AATGGCAAAGTTATACTGGTTCATTCGCATCAACAGGTTATACACAAATAAGAGTAGAACCTACTTAAAATCCAAGTTTTATAATTAGGAAGTGAAAAAATGGAAAACGACTTAATCTATTGTAGGAAATGCACAAAGCATCTTATCCCTGACAAATTCTATGATGCTGTAGACAATGGATTGGTAGATACCAATAAGAAAATGAGTGTCTGTAAAGATTGTATACAAAGACTTTATGATGAAATATTTGTAGAAACTCAAAGTATGGAAAAAACCATACATCGTTTATGTATTGTTTTAAATGTTAAATTTTCCAACGAAATTGTGGATGCAACAAAAAAGCATATTCAAACACTATTAGACAACGGAAAAAATGTTAATATGGTCTTTGGCGTTTTTAAGCAAAAAATTACAGCCACAAATAAATCAATGAATAAATCAATTGAAGAATACGAAGGCTATGAAGATGTTGGTACTATTTTTACAGAAAAACAAATTGATGTAAAAGAAGTTCTTATTCCTCAAAACATAGTTAACTTTTGGGGTAAAGACTTGCCAAGAGGGGATATTGAGTATTTGGAAAAAGAATATACAGATTTTAAAAATAATTATTCTTCTGATGCTCATGCCGAAGTTGTATTGCTTAAACAAATATGTTATACAATGCTTGATATTAAAAAAGCAAGATTAGCGCAAGACCCCACAGACAAACTTGTAAAAGAATTGCAAGAATTAATGAAAAGTTTAGCTATATCTCCTAATGTAGCCAATGCAAATCCGGAAACCAAAGGCTCAAATACTTTTGGACAGTGGATTGTAGATATCGAAAAAGAAGAACCTGCACAATGGTTATTGTCAGACCCTAGAGGGGATATATACAGAGATGTGGCAAATACAGATGAATATTATAGAAAATATATGGTTAGACCTCTGAAAAATTTTATTCAAGGTAGTAAAGATTTTAATGTTGACGAAGCAGAAATAGAAAATTCTGAATTTGACCCAAACGAATTTGATAATTTTGCACATATCGATGATGGAGAAGTGAGTGATGAGTAAGAAAAAAATAACAAAAACAAAACCATTCTTACAAAATATGAAACCTTATTCAAAGTCAAGTGAGTCTTTAAAATTTCAAAGCAATGAAGAAATGACAAGACAAAAAAAAGACCGTCTTAAATCTTGGGTTACTTTTTATAGATATAATCCTTCTTATTTTGTAGAGCATTATTTAGGTGTACCCCTATACCCTTATCAAAGATATTGGATAAATTTAATGGCTAGGTCTACAGAATTTGTAGGAATAGCATCTCGTGCTAGTGCAAAATCTTGGTTAATTGGTGTATATGCTATAGCTAGATGTATATTATATCCCGGCACAATTGTAGCATTAGCATCTTCTACGAAAGCGCAAGCAGGTCTGATTATATCAGAAAAATGTAAATCTCTTATGGAAGAGCACCCCAATATTCAAAGAGAAACTTCGAATATCGTCACTAATCAAAATAAGTGGGAAATGGTATTTTATAATGGCTCAAAAATTAACGTAGTTGTTTCGGGGGAAGGTGGGCGTGGTCATCGTAGTCATGTGACTGTATTGGAAGAAAGACGTTTAATTCCAAACGAAGTTATAGATTCAATTATACGCCCTTTTCTTGTAAGCCGTCAACCCCCTTACATGAAAAATCCAAAATATTCTTCAATAGAAGAACTAAGAGAAGAACCACAAGAAATTATTATTACCAGTGCTCATTATAAAACATATGAGTGGTATCCAGAAACTAAAAAATTTATTAAAATGATGGCAGACGGAGACCCCAATACAAAAGGGGTATTCTTAGATTATTTAATCTCTATCCATCATGGTATAAAAACTAAAAAACAAATGCAAAGAGAAAAAGAGAACATGGACCCCATTACTTTCTTAATGGAATATGGGAATATTCCTTATGGCTCTTCAAGTCTTTCGTTTTATAAACTTGGCTTGTTTGAAAGGAATATAAAAAGAAGTTGGAGACCAATAAGGGATGAGATATATATAACAAGTCCAACTCATAAAAATAATTATGATATACCAAAACTATCAGACGAAATGCGTATTGTTTCCGTTGATGTGGCTATGAGAGCAGGGTCAACAAATGATAATACCATTATAACTTGTGCTAGGTTATTGCCAAGTAAAAAAGGTTGGCAAACAGAAATCGTTTTCATGGAATCTCATAATGGTAAAAATACTAATTTACAGGCATTAAGAATAAAGCAAATATATGAAGAATTTATGGGTGATATTTTGGTACTCGACTTGCAAAATGCGGGTATTAGTGTTTTTGATGCTTTAACATCGGTAACAAAGGATGAAATAAGAGGAGTAGAATATCCCGCATATACTGTAATGAATTCTGAACATGTAGATACAAAGGTATATGACGAATTAATTACCAGAACGCTCGGGCAAGACGCTGTACAATGTATTTTTCCTATTTCCGCTAATGCACCACTTAACTCTTTAATCGCTGTTAAATTTAGAGAAAGATTAAAGAAAAAGCTTATTTCTTTCTTGATTGACGATAATAGTGAAGAAGAATTTTTAATAAAATCAGGGAATAAGGATATTCTAGACCAAGATGATACAGGAATAAGAGCATATTTGTTACAAGCACATTTACAAATAAGTTTAATGATAAACGAATGTATTGCTCTCGAAATGGCTCCCGCTAATGGTTTAGTTAAACTGATTGAACCTGCTGGTGCTCGTAAAGACCGTTATACTTCGGTATCTTATTTGAATTATTATGTCAGTTTAATGGATACAGATTTATTAAGAGATAGATATTCTGATTGGGATGATGAGATGGCTTTTCTTGGGGTCTCAGTTGTGGTAGGAGGTTAAATAATGGCAAATAATAATGGAAGAAAAAATAATAATAAAACACAAATACCGGAACTTACAGAGCAAGAAGTTTGGGATGTTATAGACTTTGCACGTTCATATAACGGAATGATTGGGCAAGGATATCTAACTCCTGATTTAATTAGCAGCAGAATGAGAGATGTTACCTTAAATCCTATGGCTGCTACTGAGGATACTCTTAATAAAGCATTAACATCACCCAAAGATAGCGAATTACAACTTCGCTCTTTTTCTCAAGATTTTGAAATGAAGTCTATGGTCTATAAGAGACTTATCACTTATATGGCTGATATGCTTGCATTTGATATTACTTATACATCAAACGCTGAACCCAAAGATTATGATACTCCAAAATATAAAAAAGACCTTAAAACAGTAGAAGATATTCTTGAAAAATTTCCTTATAAAAAAGAACTTAGTATAGCTGTCAAACAAATGGTAAGAAACGATGCATTTTTTGCTTGTATTCGTGATTTGGGAGATAGTATTATTTTACAAGAACTTCCTGCTGATTATTGTAAAATAACTGGCAGATGGGAGGGTGGTTTCCTTTTCAGTTTTAATATGTATTGGTTTTTATTGCCGGGTGTTGATATTAACATGTATCCTGATTTCTTTAAAAAGAAATATAGAGAAATATGGGTAAATCCAAATAGTACACAAAATTATATCCCCTCTATGCCACCAGAACTAAGAAGCTCTAGTTGGATTTATTGGGTTGATGTACCTATTGATGTAGGTATGTGTTTTAAATATTCGCCCGAACTTGCAACTAGATTACCATATTTTACTCCTTTATTTAGTGATTTAATTTTACAATCTTTAATGCGCAATCTTCAAAAGAATGCAACAATGGCTGCGGCAAGTAGAATGATTGTTGGTCAAGTACCAATGCTCAGTAAAGATATAAAAGCAACTGTAAAAGATAGTATTGCTATTAGTCCTGATTTATTAGGCAAATTTATGGCATTAGTAAAAAGCGCCATTAGTGAGTCTATTAAAGTAGCTGCTGCACCTTTAGAGGACTTGCAAGGCATTAGTTTTGATTCGGAAAATGAATTATATGATAGTTACTTAAAGACTACATTGGCTTCCAGTGGTGTAAATACAAACTTAATATTTACAAGTGATATCAAACCAAATGTTCTTGAAACGCAACTAAGTTTAAATGTTGATGAGCAAATGATGACAGCACTTTATGACCAATTCAATGTTTTTATGAATTATTTTATTAATAGATATACTAAAACATTTAAATTTAAATTTACTTTCGAAGGTACTCAATTCTTTTTAAATAGGCAACAGAGGTTGGAATCAATAATGACCCTATTTAATGTAGGAATTATTCTACCTCAAAAAATAGCTGCTGCTATAGGAATGAAACCTGCTCAATTTAGAAAGCAATTAGAAGAAGCACAGGCAACAGACTTCATGAGTTTACTTACTCCACCTGCACTAGAAGGACAAAAGCAAATGGTAGAGATAACAGGTAAACAGCAAAAGGATTTAGCTGACCAAACAGCGAAAAATCAGCAAAAAGCTGCTGACAAAGCTGCTGAAACTCAGCAAAAAGTTGCTGAAACACAAGCAAAGGCACAGCCAAAAGTTGTTGCGCCTACTAAACCTGTGGGAAAAACTGGTTCTACAGGACAACCCGCTAAAGAGGGTAGACCAACAAAAGATGTATCGAAAATATCCGAAGAGACTGAGCAAACTCGTACAGAGGGGTCTAATCTTGGGAGAGGAGGTAAAGTTTAACTATGGTTTTAATAAATGATAGTTTAAAATCTGCATTATGTGAACAAATAGGCGCTGAAAAATATAATGCTAATTTGTATTTATTTATGTGCGGCTTTTTAAAAAGCAAAGGACTAGATGGTTTGGCTAAACATTTTTTTGAGCAACATGAGGAAGAGACAGGACACTCAATCGAGTTTTTTAATTTGCTTACTGATTTAAATGCAGATATAAGAATTCCAGAAATTGATGAAATAAATATGCCATTCAATACTATTGTTGAATTTGCACAAGCTTATTTAGATAGAGAAAAACTCACTACTACAAGCATTGATGAAATTAAAAAGTTAGCCATTCAGGATAATAACCCTGTAGTTGAAGAAAAATGTCGGGAAATGATTTCTAAACAGCAAAAAGAATATGAAGAAGCAACAACCTTTTTGGATAACGCCTTGCTTTGCGGAGAAGATTGGTGGAAAGTGAAAGTTTGGTCGGATTCCATAGGAGGATAAACATATGTCATGATAACTAACTCTGAAACAATTAAAGACAGATATAGGTGCAATAAATATGTTAAAAGTTGGCTTATATTTAATTGCCGCTTACCTTTATTAAGTTTTGACAGAAAATATTTTTATTTTGCCAATACAAATGAGCTAAGAGAGTGCTTGAAAAAAATGCCCTTAGACGTAAAAATATTATCTATATTCTAA